TCAGAAACCCATAAACAAGCCGGCTCCGGGCCAGGGCGAAGGCGGCAGCGCGTAGCCGATCAGGCAGCATTGGTCGAGTGCGAACAGCACTACCGATCCCATCTTCAGGCCCTCCGCAATGCGGGACTCTTTCGACCACGGCGTCTTGTAGTTCCCAATGCCCACCAGGTGCGCGCTATTGGCCGGGGCAAAGCCCAGTTGCAGAGGTAACCCGATCGAAGTAATAGCCGCGTCCACGTTGCAATCGCCGGTGTAAGTGAAATTCTCGGTCTTGAAGCAGTTTAGGTTCGCAGGGGACCACTGTGCAGGTAAGTTAATTACTCTGGTTAGCGCGGCGTCGTTTGTGTCCGGCGGATAGAGCACTTCAAATTGCGTGTTCGCGTATGTCTGCCGCACGAAAGCCATTATCGCCGCGGTGAATTCACCGATCAGTCCGGGCAGAAAAGCGGATTCCTCCGGGTATGCCGCCGGGTCGTTGCTTGGGTCCGTAAACACATGCATCGGCCGCCCGTATTGCGATTGGAACGTCGCCGTCGTATAGGCGTCATAGAATGGCATGCCTCCGTTCACAATCGGCGTCCAATTGCCATTGGCCGGATCCGTCGGCGGACAGAAGTACCACCACTGCACCTCGCCGAATTGCAGATAAGGCTGCACGCCCGCGGCGGCCATCACAGCGGCCATCTCCAGATAGACTTGCTGCCAGTATGCCAAACTCGCCGGCGAGAAATTCGTCTGCAAAGCCGGCGTATTCACCAGGCACGGACTGCCGTCCGGATAACGTTGCCCGATGCCCGCGGCCGGTGACGGATCTCCATTTCCCAGTTCCGTGCTGAACGAAACCGTCACCTCAATGCCGTAGCTGTTCATCGCCGTGCAGAAACTCTGGTTCCAGTCCCGCGCTGCCCGATTGATCGCCGGCGTGGCGGTCAAATCCGTGAGCCAGGTGCCGTCTACGCCGCCCGCCAGCGTACCGCTTGTCTCAGCTTGCAAGGTCGTACTGCCGCCAACATCGGCGGATAGCGTCAGCCCATTTCCAGCATTACCCGTGACCCGTGCGGTGATAGTCAGCACATCGTCATTCGCCTGCGCCCATACGCCGGTGGCGCCTTCATTAATTAACAGCGCGAACGCCTGCGCCAGGCTCGAAGCGGTATCCCCAATCAGATTCAGATGCGTGAAGACTGTCGGTCCTAAGGATATCTGTGTTGTCTTTCCAAACTCCGACGTGCCCGAAAACGTGATGGTTCCAGTAGCGTACTGTTGGCCCGAACACGTCAACTCGTAGAACCATAATGCGCCCGCATAATGATTGGCTCTGCCTGTGAATCCCAGCGCTTGGATCAACCACGCGGTCCGTTCCGGAGCTAGAGCCTGCGAGTGCAGCGTGTCCCAATCGGTCGCAAGCGTGGCTTGCGGGTCAGGCACACACGCCGGAAGATTACTGGTGGGAACCGCAATCTCCAAAAAATCGAAGTAGAACGTAGATCCTGTGCTTCCGGCGTGCGTGATCGTGACGGTGTGCGGAGTTCCCCCGGACATCGTTCCCAACTCCCACCGCACCAAGACATCTTCGCCCGCTAACGCCAAAGTCAATAGCTGTGCCGGATTCTGATCCACTTGCACCGACAATTGCGCAGCGGTCGGGAATCTTCGTGTTCCCAGGTTCAGCATATGGCTTTGCGGAGCTTGGTAGGAGTAACTTACACTGGCACCCGGCGCGGCGGCGTACCGGATCGATCCCCCGGAGTAGTTGCCAATATCTTCCTTCCACTGGCCAGTGTAGCCGACTGAAAGGTCGTCGTCTTCCACACGCCAACTGCCCGGCCCCGCCACCTGGTAAGCGCGGTTCGATCCGTTCACCGTCCAGTTCGAGACCACCGCGGCAAACTCACTGCGCGCGAAATTGCCCGCCTGCAGATCGGCGGCCCACGTCCAACGCATTTTCCGCACCGAGTTCATGGGTGCCGGCACCGTGACGCCGGCTGCATTCAAGCCCTCGATCGAACTGAAGTCCAGATTCACCTGCCACTGGCTAGGTGACACGCCGCCACTGAGTAGCTGCCATCCAGGCGACCAACGCTCGGTCGGCGCCCCGGATACGGAGTAAGTATTCCCATAAATGCCAACACGGTTGCCGTTCGCGCCGGTGTTGCTGTCTGCCAGTGTCAGTGTGATGGAAGTGCCCGCCGCGGACGCGCGCATGGATGTTGAGTTGTAGGTGTTGATACTAAGTGCCAGCGCCGCCACCGCCGATGCCAAAGTGTCGGTGCCGTAGAGCTGATAGGTGGCATGTTCTTGATCCCATGCCAATTCGATGTAGTCGCCGGTGGTGGGCGTTCCTTGTAGCTCGAAGGTCGCCGAAGCTGGCATATAGCTGCCGGCCACCGGCGTGGCGTGTCCGATCAATGGAATTTTGTAGACCTGCTCGCCAGTTCCAGGATCGGCCCACACGCGGAGATAGGGCCAGTCCACGGTTGGATACAGCGCCGAGTCTATCGCAATGCAATTAGTGCGGGTGTCCTGGTAAGAGAGTCGTAATCCGCTCAAATCGCCGTCGGGCAGGTTGCGGAATATCGGATGCTCAAACACATTATCGCGATTCCACTCGATCACCACCCAGTCGGATTGCGTGCGCCAGCAGCCCGAAATGGTGAAGCCGTTCGCGCTTGTAGCGCTAAGTGCCGCCACGGCCGAGGGCTGATAGAAATAGCACTGCAAGTCTTGATCGGGAGTAAGCTTCTGAAGCATGGTCATTCGTTTCGCGGTCCTGTCACAGCCGCAGGATTACCGTCAAGTCCGAACCGGGGCTCGTCTGTCCCACGCCGGTAACCGCGATACTCAGTTGCGACTGTGCCAGCAATGGCAGACCGAAGCCGTTCACACTCGGCGACGCAGTTGCGCCATCGGCAATGGTAAGAGCGCAGTAGGGCAATCCGTTCTGACTCAGCGTCACCGTTATAGGACCGCCGGCGGGCGTCTGCTTTACGATCGCGTACACATCTTGCACCGCATGGGCTGCCTCCACAATCACGTTAGGCGACGGATTGCTGTCGACTGCCAGGTATCCCTGCACCTGGAACGAATACTGTCCGCCTGAAAGCGTCCGCAGTCCGTAATTCACGGACTGTGTCAGGTTGATCGCCGCCGTCGGACTGTTGCCTCTGGAATTAGTGACGAATAACTCCGCGCTGGCCACCTTCGTATTGGGCAGCAAGATCGGATAACTCCAGTTGCCGCTTAGCGGACTCCCGAAGAAGCCCATGGGAAACGGTACGACCGTGACCGTGCTCGATAATTGGTACACCGAAATCTGCGCGGCATGTGGCGCTGCCGTGGTGCCATGCATCCCTCGGGTTACTTGGTATTGCAGCCCCCCGTTGGCCACGGCCGCCACTTGCATCACTTCCTCCTCAACCTGCACGAACCCGCCCGGGGCCGCGACGCCGGCCGTCGCCAAATTCAGTACTGTGTCGGTTGCCGCCATCGCCGCGGCGAGCGGGACTGGACTAATCCCTGCCAGTTCGTCCCAGTAATACATGGTCAACGTGCCCGCGGTTACGCTGGTAGTATTGATGAGGGTAGGGAAGGACACGCCGCTCAACTCTACAGTCCCGCTTTGTAGCGGCGATGTGCCTAGGCCGAAAACCGGTTGCGGTGCGACCGCCACATCCCCTAAGCCTCCGCCGCCGATCATCCAGCGGGTGAGAGTCGAAAGCAACGGCGGACCTTCCAGATTATTCACGTTCGCGCCTCTGCCCTGTATGTGCAGCGTGACACCTGTCTCATTTGGAATTTCGAACTGGACCGGGCTGGTCTTTGATGTCGCCGCAAAATGCCAGGCCGCCTCCGCCACGACGAAGAGGCTCGTCGCGTCCGGCTGCACGGCCCACGATTGTGTCAGTGTCAGAGTCGTCGCGCTGTTCGACGCAATCGTATATTCCTGGTCGGCGCCGGTCCCGCTAAGAATGCGGACGATCATGCCGGTATAGTTGGCGCCGCCCATTTCGGCCGTGCTGTTGCCTACCGTATTGGCGGTCGCGATCATCGCGGCGAAGGGCGGCTGCAGCTCCGTCCGCCAATAGAAATTCGCATGGTCGAAATTTGGATCGGGCGGAACCCATACCTGGACTGGCAGCCCCGTATCGGTAAAGCTGGCGCTCAACGTCTGACTGGAAGCGATTCGGCCTATCTGCTGCGGATTCGGCCCTCGGTAGGCATTGAAACTTACAGTTTTGGTGTCGAAACTCAGCCCCGTCAGTGTCACACTATTCGTATTCGGCCCGGTCGGAATATTGGCAAGTACGACGAACGATAGACCGCTCTCGTGTCCTGCTGAATCGAGAGCGCTCACCGCGTAGTAGAGTAACTGGTTGCCGGCGAGCGTCCCGCCCGCGCCGATCGTCGCTGCCAGGCTCACCAGCGGTATGCCAGGACCGCCGGTTACACTCGTCGAGGGCGCCACAAAGCCAACCGTCAGTTCTTCGTTCACACCGCCGTCGCTCGAGTTGCTGGAACTCTCAGCTACCTGGTACTCCGGATTGCCGTTGGAATCGACTGTGTTACCGAGCAGCGGACGGGGTACATTGACGCTGGAATCGGGCTGGCGGGTAGCGCCGGTGCCTCCCGGAATCTGTCCGTTTGTATCCTCGTACCATTCGTCCTGTTGGATCTGCGCCGTGATAGTCGTGATCCTGTAGTTTGCGCCCGGTGCAATCTTAGTGATACGGAACGGCTGGCGTTCGAATCCTTCCTTCAGGTAAGTGACCGTGATGATATCGCCGGGGCGCAAGCCCAGCGCTTTTACACTGGTTGCAAATGTGATGTAAGTGTTCCCGTCAACGGCTTTATCCAGCGTGAACTGAGAGATCCGCGCGGCCTGGTCGTAGTTCGGAATACCAAGCGCCATCAGCGCCGTGGTGATTACCTGGCCAGTAAGCTGGACATCGTCTACATCGACCGTTAGCAGACTGTCTTGTTGATACCCGTTGAATGCATCTTGGAACTCTACTGTCACCTGGTTCGGTGTGTCCGCGATGCTCCGGGACGACATTTGCACGCTCGGCTCTCCGTTGGCCTTGCGTAGAATATTTGCCGTGCCCGTCGATCCATCGCTGAATTCATATGCCGGCCAACCGCCGTTCAGCGGCTCCGTACTGTTGCTGCACGCCGGCTGTGCCGGCTGTTGGAGCGCGATTGAATTTTCCACTTGCAACTGCAGCAGCCCGCCCACACTGTAAGTGAATAGCAGCCTCGCGGAGTTACGGATTCCCCGGATTGTATCTGCTGCATTGCGCCTGTTCTGCAAACACAAATTGCACTGAAAACGCGGGATCATAATGCTGTTCCCGTTCAAATCCTGCGTCTGGATCTGTTGATCGCAATATGCCGCCGTTGCGGCGAAGGTTGTCAGATCGATGTTCTCGTTGCCCCACCCGCTGCGTCGCAGAATGTCCAGCAGAATCCATGCGGGATTGGCGGTGAACTGCGTGTTCAGGAAAGTGCCGGCGCTCGTGTAGATCGGTAGCTGCAAACCGTCCACCAGGACTCTAACGCTGGGTAGCGACTGGCCGTTGTTGATCTGATTCGGAACAACTACTGAAAGATAGGCCATGCTGCCGTAGGGGTCGCCGGCCGGGTTTCCTGACGCATCTGCAAAATCCGGATTGAATGCGCCATTCCGGCTGCCTAGGCTGATGATGTTGTACCAACCCGTCGACGTCATGTTCTGGCCGGATTGCCCCAGCGGAATCTCGATCTGATTTACCAAGACCTTTTGCACGTCCTGAATCGGACCCATACCTAGCAGCACTTCCATGTGTGTCAGGTTTCCGTCATTGCGTGTAAATACGATCGGGGGATAATACCAGGCCGTGCCATAAAGTAGCGGCACAAAGTCGTTGTAGATCGCGAGATTGTCGTCGACTGCCGCGTACTGCCAACCGCTCCCGTAGCTGCGCACTTGAATCGACGACGGTACAAACTCCAGACCGCCGAACCGCATCGGACCGGAGAACATTCCCCTGGCTTCGCAATCCAGGCGTGTGTACCCGCATGATGTGTAGGGCGCCCCGCCGACCGTGGCTCCCACGCCGCCAGTCTGATCGGGCGAGTATCCGCACGGATAGAACATTGAGTACTGCCCACTGTCTCCCCCATTCACCGCCTCCTGTCTTTGCTGTGGCGACGACGGAAATAACCAGGGACACCGCCGTTGAATGCGGACCGGCGGCAGCAGCACGCTCTGCATGTTCATCCAGTTCACTGCCGACAGTTGGAATAATGACTGCGTACTTTGGTCCGGCGGGTTGACGATACCTTGGAACAATACCGCGGCGTCCGATGTCGCGGCTCCTTCGAGTAGGTTGTAAAACAGAAAGGTCACCGTCAAGGTGGCGCCCTTCCAACCTACCGACCGTTCCAATTCCGAAAAGTAAGAATCGGCGTTCGCCAAGGACAGCGATACGCGCGGAATCGCATCGACGCCTTGATCCGACGACGTCTGCACGGTGAACAGGTTGTGTTTCATCACCCTGGGCGAGTAGGTGTTGCCGCCATAACTCACCTGATGGGTGCTCCAGTATTCCGCCTGGCCGTTCTGCAATACGCACTGGAACAGCAGCAACGGAGTGTCCGTGACCGCCAGCTCTTTTAGATCATAGATACTCAACATTGACAATATCCAGTTCGCAGGAATGACGGCTCAAACCCACGGTCGTAAATGTCAGCGTGTCGTCTCGGAATCTCGCGTTAGGATACACGCCGCCCGTCTCGGTGGTTTGTTTGTAGAGCGATGCTGCGGTCTGCGCCTCCGCCTGGATCCCGAACACATCCACCGTGGCGCCAGGGTCCACTGCGATGCCGAAACTGATGGACTCGGCTGTATCTTGCAGTTGGCCGGCGGAAACCAGACGCGTCCATTGGGCATTGATCGCTTGTGCGTCCGTAGCCGAGCCGCGCACCAGCCATACCCGGCCACTTTGGTCGCTGCGTGCATATAGGCTTAGGCAATAGTCCAAGGATGCGGGTGCGTTGATCGATTGCTGTAACTTCAACGTCGCGGCTGTCGGGTTACTCACCTGATAAGCAGCCGTGCCCCCCATCGGATCCGCTACTCCTGCAGTCACAGCAAGCAGCGGATCCGCCTGCCACGCGGGTTGGTTCTGCTGCTCGCTCCACGCTAACAGGTTGTCGGCGGGATCCAAAAATGTGAACGGTGTAAGCTGTCCCTCTACAGCCTGAAAAAGAGGCTCCAGAGCGGCCAGTTCCTCATCGCTCATCTCTTCGAAGGATAGGTGCCAGCTTGTCATCGCCGCTCCGGGATCGGCCAGTTTCACCTGGTAACCCTGGCAGCTTTGATTCACCACCGTCCGTGCCGAACGTTGCCGAGTGATCGGAAATTGGCCGGCCGCCCCCGACGAGAGTTGTGGAAAGTAAATCATTTTAGACCCTGTTTTCGCATACAATCACCGAAGTCTTGCCCCGCATTTCACCCTGGAGTTGAAAACCGAATGTGTCTGCGCTTAGGCTACAGTTCGGATAGACCGTGCCATCCCATGGATCGGTGAACGAAAAACTGCCGAACTTGCCCTGATTCGACACGAAGAATTGGTCCAATGCAGCCAACTCGGATTCGTCCAGCAAGTCAAGTTGGATTGTCCAGCGATGCAGTACCGTAGGATTATCCCGAAACCGCTGCTCGGTCCCGTCCAGAAAGCGGATCGCATCGGTGTTGAACTGCAGCGTCTTCTTCGCCGGATATTGCAGTACGGCGCCGGTCTTGAGCGTTGGAAACATGGCTGTCAGAGATTCGTCACCACGTCATTGATGGAGTTCATGTTTAGCATCGCCTGCCGGACCGCCTGGGCGATATCGTCGCTATGATCGAGGAATGACTGGCTGTCCATCGCTTGTACCTGTACGGTGATCTGCTGTGGCGCGTTTGACCCGCCGCTTCCAACGGATCGCGGTAAACCGTTCTCGCCCCAGACGACGTCTTGATTATTGGTGGTTGATTCCAGGTTCAAAGATGGCGGCAGCGAAAATGGCTCAAGCGGTGCGGGCTGTTGAGAGTCTCCCCCGCCAAATAAGCTCGAAAACAGAGATACGATCGGCATTAGACTGAGCCCGCCGCCAAGAATCTGGCTAACATTACCCATCACATCCGATACCGAGCTGCCGGTACTGGAACTCTTCGCCTGACTATTCTGCGCCAGCGCCTCAGTGTTAGCGGCCGTCGCCTGAGCCTGGGAGTCGATCACCTGGGTAGCTTGTCCCAGCGCATCGATCAGGCCCTGCTCGGCAACTCCCGATTGCCCGCTCGCCTGGCTTCCAGAGACTTGAGTGAAGGTGCTAAGAATCGTTTGTTGCGACGTACTAGACATTTCTTCTCCTGGTCGAAGGACCGCCCGCTCGGTTTCCCTCATTGACGCTGCCATCCAGTTTCGCCACCTCGTGCTCCAAAATCACAAAGGCCTCCACCTCGCGCGCCCCCAGGCTTTCAATTCCCTTTTCCCCTAACTTGCGCCGCACCAGATACTCCTCCAGCCATGCCATGCTTTGCGCCGTGATATACGACTTAGGACACACTGTCGTCGCTGCGTCGTTCCTCGCCCATACCACCCGTTCGGGAGTTTCCAAAGCCTTGGGTATCCAACCGCACCGGCGCCTCTGCTCCAGACCGGCCTTTCGGCAACTCGCGCACTCCCAGCCGGCCTGGCGGGAAAATTGAAAATGAAGTGCGACGATTAGTTTTTTCTTTCGGATTCCGACAACCCGCATTCTTGCTTGATCGCCGCCAGCGCCTCTCGGAACAGATCTTCAGGCCCGCTCGCGGCCAACAATTGGGGCGTTGCCGCCTGCCCATCCAACTCCAGCCCCGTAACTTCCTTCAGACCCCAAAGCAGATAAATCCGGTCGATCTCCGCGGCCAGCAGCGCGGCTTCCATCTTTTCGTTGGGGCTCTCGCCCGCCTCGGCGAACTCCTTCCGCGCCGCCAGCTCCCGGATACGGCGGGTAAGTTCAACCCGGCGGCCGAAGGACATCTTTGCAATCGTATAACTCACACCAGCCCTGACGGCGGAGTCTATGGTTTCAAAACTCGTATATTCCATCTAGCACCAACCTATCCGAACGCCACCACCATCTCGTTGTTTGCCGTCCCCTGTGCCCGCGATCCCTGGAATTTCCATTGCAGTCGGTTATCGCTATCGTCGAATTCAGGCACCACAGGCACCACGCTCATCAAGTAGACACCCATGGCTTGCCCGGTTTGCTGGCCCAATTGAAACATGACACTGACCGGCGACTGCTGCCGCGCCGCTTGGTACAGTCCTTGTGTCGCCGCATCGTCCATTTCATATAGGTTGAAGGCCGCCGTTACTGACCGCGGTCCCGGTGCAATGGCTAGCGGTAAATTACTCCC